AAAGCCGCTTGTGCGATAGTAAATGTCCAATGATCCAGTGAAGTCATAAAGAGCATCTACTGTAGTCATGAATTTATAAACTGATTGAGGCGTGTCTAAGACTTTAGTTACTAAATAAGAATAGTCGAAAAGTGCATCTGATCTTAAATCAGATAGTACAATTCCGCGCTGTCCAGTTGCCGCACTAGTGTTAATTCCAATCCAACCATTTTCAACATCCATTGCAGTAATAGGAGAATATGATTGTAGCTCGATTGCTTCATGGTTAAAACCCTCTAAGTATTTATTAGATGTTCCACCAAAAATTACATCTATCTGATTGTTTACCATTTGCTTCATTACAAATGTTACACCTGCTGAAATAACCGCCCTATCTAAAACATTAGACCAAGCAACATAGGTTACTGTTGGAACTACAATTTGATTCGTTGTTCCTAGCACGTTAGCAGTCACTAAAGAAGGCCATGATGTCGCTCCACTTGTTAGCTCTGATAATTGACCTAGATAAATATTTGTCGATGTTCCAAAGAATGCGCATGGTTGACCTGAATTTGCAGTATGCTGAGGCTCTGCATAATCTTCTGAATCAGTTAATAATAATGTGCCTGTTAGCGCTGGCAAGTTACCAGTCTTATGTAAAAATAAAGAATGCGATGTTCCAAAAGCCCTCCCTACAGTTCCAGAAGAAATATCAGTGGTAAAGTTTATTGCAGCACCGCCAGTTGTTGCAGCTACTTGATAGCTAACGCTTGCCACCGCACCGCTTACAAAATATGTAGTACCGACTACTAATCCTGCACCGCCAGTCAATGCCGTGAATGTGATTGGATCACCATTCACGAAAGTATGTCCTGCATGATTTATTAAATTTGTTGCTTCAGTTCCTGTTATTGCAGCAGTCGTATATGTAGGCGCAACGCTCGTATCGAAAACATAGTATTGATGAGTAGCTGAAATACCATTATGAACATAAAATCTATCATTAGTCTTATCTAAAACCGCTCCTGCACTAGAAGTATTTAAATTTCCTGCGCCTGTGAATGCCGGATCTTCTAACTTGTAAACTGCTTTTTGATCATTTCCGGTCGCAAAAGGTATTGTAGGAAATCCAACTTGAACGAAGTCTGCTAGAGCTAAGTTATTAATTAATAAAGGTCCGCCGTTTATTACTACCGATCCGGTGGTAACTAAAAACATTTTCCAACCTGTTGTGCCAGTATCATCAATTTTTAATGCACGATAAACAGTAGTTGTTGCTGCTGTGTCAGGCATCTGAATCAAAATTCTTCCTACATATACTGTCGCACCAGTCGCATAGTTTATTGTATAAAGAAGCACGTTAGTTGTAGATGCCTCTGAAGATAGAATGAAAATCCTTCCATTCTCTGTCATAACCATATTATTTGCAGCGTGAGTGATACCAGTGTCAGTTTGTGTATCTATGAATTTATTTAATGGCGGTCCTAAAGCAGTCTTTCCATCAACAGTCTTAGAATAGCATCTGCCTTGAATTGTTGTTTTAGTCTGGTCATAAGTGCCGACTACATCATCAAGTAATTCAGCTTGTACATACTTCATAGATAAACCCCTTTAAAATAATTCATATTCATAGCCGTCAAGTTTATAACCAATGCCTGATACAGAATAATTAAATACTTTTCTTAAACTGTCTGGCAAGAATATTGATCCACTGTACTCTATCTTGTCTATGCGTTGCTTAATCGATCCAACATCTAACCAGTACAAAGTCTTGGTGACATCAGCGTCTGGATAAAGTGCGCTAGACATAACAACCTGATTTATTCTTTGAGTCCTAAGACCTGCATCACTATATGTAATTGAAGAAATCTTATCGTATGCAGCAAGTGAAGCCACATGATAATTAAACTTATCGCCATAATCTGCAAAGTCACCTGGTGGCCCTTGAGGTCCTGTAGGTCCTGGATCTCCTTGTGGTCCTTGTGGACCTGTTGCACCTGCTGGTCCTGGTATTGATGGGTTTACTAAATCTAACTCTCCAGTTAAGGGATTAAATTTGAAGCTCATCAGCTTACCACCACGTTAACTAACTCTTCTAATGTGGCATCTGTATATGTAACTGTAACTGTCTTTAAAAGAGTGCCTGAAATTCCACCGCTCTTATATTCATATGTTTCAACATTCGATAAAACAGTTCTCACTATTGCATCTGAAGTTGCTGGCGGACTAAATGGACCTGGTGTTGAAGTAAGATTTCCAACTATCTCAATAGCTGGCTCACCTGGTCTTGATGGTGATTCTACAAATTTGTTTATTTCTCTATCTGGTAAAGACTTTCTAAGTAAGGCCATTATTCACCGTCCTTAGTTAGAATTTCATCATTGTTCTTTAACTCTTCAAAGAACCAAGCATACCAAACTGTCTTTCCTTTTTCTGATACTGCTTGAATAGAATGATACACAACAAATGCCCCGAGACGAGCATTGTTCATAAGCATCGAGCGCCGCAACCCTTGAGGGCTGGACGCTCGTACAAAGTTTGGAATGGAAAGGCTTTTGGCCTCAACCATTCTCTATCCTTAGATCTTAGCGATAAGTGGTGAAGTACCAGCAGCGGCGCCAAGCTCAGCTTTTTGAAGTGAATCAACACCGAAAAGCTGGTCCATAGCAACACGTTGTGCTGATGTTCCAAACTCATTAGCGCCTTGAGATGACATTGCAGGATTCTTTTGGAAGCCTAAAGCAATACCTTCTTTTGCCCACATATAAGCCTTACCAGCAGCAACACCTTGGTGCATAACAACTGGAGTGCCGTATACTGAACCGATAACGCCATTAGGAATTACTATTCCACCGTATACTTGAGCTTGAGTAAACTCAGCAATTTTAAGCATTTCTTTTTCTTGATCAGGACCAATTACTAGAACTGTGTCTGCAAGATTAGCGAAAGACTTAACCATTTGCTCACGCATGTCTAAGATAAGATCACGAGTGATTGGAGCTGCACCAACATCAAGACCAGCATCAGATTCAGCAACTGCCAAGATTTGAGTGTCTACATATCGGCCATGAGCAGCAGCAGCACGTTTAGCAAATTCCATCTGAGCTTCAATTGAAGTTTGAACTTCATCCATTGAATCGATGATCCAAGCACAATAAGCATTGAATGATAATGCAATGGTATCTTTAGTTGCTGTTAGAACTGAAGAGTCACCTTGTGATCCAGATGCACGGTTAGTGATTGTGAAGCTAGACAATTTAGGAAAGCTAATATTGTTAGCGCCCTTAACTGCGAATTGAGATACGTTAGTAACATAAGGTAAAAGCTTTGCTTGAAAAGCTAATTCTTTTTGAACAACTGCTGCAATAACTTCTGCTTTTGTAGGTGATAACTGTGTATTACCTGTAATTAAATCTGCCATTTTAAACCCCTTCCATGAGTTTTATTAGTTTTTATTTAGCTGACTTAGCAATCTTCAACAAATCATCGTATGAAAGCTTGCTCAAGTCTTGTGATCCACTAGCAGCACCATTGCCACCAAGAACCACATCTTTAGGTGCATTCACTTGCTTCTTAAAGTAAAAAGGCTTTTTAGAAGTAAGATCTCTCACCTTTGTCAAAATCTGCTCTTCGTTAACAGTATAATCGTCCTTGAATTCTACATCTGACCAATCTTCAACTTTAAAAATATCGTCTACTGCTTGATCAATTGCGCCTAATTCCTTGGCGTATTTTGCAACGGTATTTTTAAGGTTACTCTTTACGAAAAATGATTCCTTCCTCTTGAATTCATCATCTTTCTTTTTCAACTCAGCCTTGAGTTGCTCAGAAATTTCCTTATATTTACCTTGCTCTGCTAACTGATTTGCTTCTAACTCTTTTGCTTTTGCTTCTAAAGCGTCCAGCATCTGTTCTTTTTTCTTAAGAGAACCTAAGACTTTTTGATAGGTCTCGTAAGCAACTTTGTCTTTTCCTTGATTGCCATTGGCATTTTCTTCGGACGCACCATTGGTGACTTTTGTATCTTCTGAAATCTCTCCTGTCCCTG